AACTTGCCACCATAAGATGCCGTCATGTAGAAGTTCTCAGGCATCTTAAAGTTCAGAAAGAGTTGCAAACTCTTAGAGTAGCAGTAGAATTTAAGATCAGGATTGCGGATTGCAACTTCAATCCAGGCATCCAAATACGCACCAGAGAAGAAGTCGCCAGACTCATGAATCCGCACCAGTTTAGTATTCTTTGTGCGGTGTTCTTGAATCGAATTGTGAATCAAATCGGCAGCAGATCCGTCTTTGATTGCATCAGAAATCATCTGCAGATTCTGAGCACGATTGTAGAATGCTGCGTCGTATTGTACTTCAGACGATGCAGCAAAGCACCGAAAGATTGTGTGCTCGCCGTCTTGAATGTTGCGCTTGCCGTTAGCATCAACGACAGCAAAAGACTTGCAAAAAAGAGCACCGGGGCAGGTTTTACCTGCGGGCAGGTTAAAGATTAGAGTTTGCTTGCCGAGTTTGGCGTTACCCTTGGTGAAGTTCAGCATGGTGGTGTGGTGTGAACTGAGGTTATCTTAAGGGTAGCAGGGGGGATCCTGCGATCCCCCTTGTGCCACTTCGCCAACTGTCACCAGAGACCTTCTTTAGTCAAACGCATCACAAAAGCGTTGGCGATTGCACCACAATGGGGGCAGATTGTGGCGTATTTGATCTCACTCTTGAGAGAATACTTTGCACTGTCGTTCATGTAACGTCCGAACTTGAAGCGATAGATTGCACTCAGAGTTTTGAGCAGTTGGCGTTGCTCAATGTTGCCAACTTTATGATACATTCCGATGAAATTGCGGAAGTCTGGGTAATAAGACTTAGCGCACTTTTCCAGTTTCTCAACAACTTGCGTCGCCAGTTCTTCACCCAAATGCGGGATCAGTTCTTTGATTGCAAACTTGTTGAATGGTAGCAGTTCATCCTCCAATGTAGAAGAAACTGGTTGTACCATTGTGTTGGAAACCATGCCCAAGATCTTGGCGATCTCATCAATTTGACCCTGAACTTGGTTGCCGTTGATAACAACTTGAACGGTGGTGGTGTTCATTTTGTGGGGTGGTGAGTCGGCGTCAGTGGTGCGCCGTTGGGTGAATGATGCCCCACCAGAACCGAGCACCACAACCACCTTTGTGCCACTGGTTCGATTGGCACAATGCACGGGTTTTTTGCACTTATAGGTATTGGGCAGCAGGGAACCCGTACCAACCAGAACCCAGAGCACCGTGCTAGGATGGGAGACTGTGCTTATAATCGTACAACGCTACTGTTATGATGTATTATGATGCCAAAGAAAAAGGGAGGCAGTCACCACTCCGCCTCCCTCAGTTTCACCTTGACCCCTATGTGTTATACTTATCTGTGCTCTTACGCGCAGGGTAACTTTAACAGCAAGCGGGAGGCAAACCCCTTCCTCCCTTTGTCTTACAATTCTACCACCCAGTCGGGATCGTTGTCAAGTGTTGCCCAGAAGAAGTATTTACGATTCATAGATGCAACAAAGACCTTTCCTTCTTTGTGTTGCTCGATGATACATTGAGCATTGTTCTCCATGATGTTAGCAAAGCGATTCTTTGCTTTTCTAGAGATGGGTGTGACAGCTGCTGTTTGCATGATGATCTCGAACTCGATGTGTGCAATCTAGTTGATGATGTAGGTCTCGTCGAGATCATGTGTGCCACTAGATGCAGTGGCACATCTCGTCGAGTTTTAGAACTTGATCTCGTCTAGGGTTGGAGAAAAATCTTCACGAGATTCACTAGAGTCCATCCCAGAAGCAAGTAACTCAAGGATTTGCATAATCTCGTTCCCATTTTTACCTTGGCGAAGTTGAGAAAGAAGAAGTTGTTTGGTCATTTTTGATTGCGATAGTGTGCAGTTGGATCAGGATCATAGAGACCTCCACCATCCCGATCTTCAAGGTAGAAGAGAACCAAGAACATGGTGACAATGAATGCACCGAGCACGAGAATCATACTACAAGGTACGGAAAGTCTGCATCAATGAAACCAGGAATGGAACGATCTGTGATGCGAAGATTTGTTCCATCATCATAGAAGAGATCTTCCTCTTCATTATAGACGAGAACCTGACGATCTAGTTGGTTCTTCTCAAGGGTTTGGAGTTTCTTCAGAAGTTCAAGGTAGGTCATCAGTCTCCAAAGATAGCGTGAATCTTGTTGCGAATGGTGTAGACATCTTCTGGATCGAAGTCATCATTATCCAGAGCATGACCAACCATAGCATAGATCAGATCCCACTGATCTTCACTGAACAAAGCGCGGTAGATGTTTCGTGAGAGGGTGTCGGTCATGAGGTGTCTCAGGAACAAACGTAGTATGGCATGGGTTGGGGGGTCTTGGAACCCCCCTTGTGCCAGTTTCTAAGGTGTCACCTCTTCTACCAGTTCAATGTTAGATTCTGAAAGTTCCCAACTACGGCACATGTCATAATCAGGTTCCTCCATAAATGCTTCTGCTTCTTCTTTGGTGTCAAAGGAAACAGAAGTGTAACTGGTTTCGGTGATGTAGACGGTGTAAGTCATGAGGTGTCTCAGGAACAAACGTAGTATGGCAGGGATCTCATGAGAACACAAGACCCCTTGTGCCAGTTGTCAGAGTGTCACATTCCCGTTGACAAACTCATTCCAAGACTGCTCATTGTCATCTTCATCCCGCATTTCAGGAATGTCGAAGATTTCGCCAGGAGCGTCTTGAATCTCAGACCAAAAATCAGTGTCGAAGTCCATGAGAGGTGTGGTTGTGGACAAGGGAACAATAAACCAAAAAGGGGGAGTTGCCGCCCCCCATTGTGCCAGTTATCAGACTTCCACAAGTTGCTCGCTCTTGCGGGCGCGGTGGATGTAGGAACCCACCGAACCCTCAGGATCGGAAATCACTTGCTCCAGGTCTGCAACAAAGGTGCTAGGATCGGCAGCACGGAAGGTGTACTGCTTGTCGCTGCTGGTGAACTGGATGCTCACCTGATCACCGTCCACGCTCAGGTCAGAGATGGCGGTGCTGTTGATCTTGAAGTTACGCATGATGTGTTTTGATAATTAAGATAGTCGGATTAGGCACACAGTGTGCCAGTAGGGCGAGCGGGACTTGAACCCGCACGAGCATACGCTCAACAGATTTTAAGTCTGGGGTGTCTACCAATTCCACCACCGCCCCTTGTGATGACATTCTAGATCATAAGGTCTAGAGTGTCAAGTGCTCCTTGCGTGGATCGAACACGCCTCAGGCGAATTATGAGTTCGCTGCATTCACCAGATTGCTAAAGGAGCATAGAATGGGTCTTGCCACCCCGTCAAGACCCTTGTGCTAGTTCTTATGCTGTCACATAGTTAGGAATCTCGACGAGTTCTACAGGACCCTTATAGTTGATCTTGTATGCTTTCCAATTATCGTCGAGATTGTAAAGATACGCATACTCTTCACCACCTAGATTTCCACTCACAAACTCGTCGAAAGAAGTGTGAGTAGGTTCTTCACCATCACCACGTTCTGAATGATAGAGTGGTTGAGGTTCACGATCATTCTCATACTTCAGATACCCTGCAGCATCACAGATGTACTCTCCATCCTCATCACGAAGAGGGGAAGAATGATCCCATGTACCACGAGTTCTCAAAGATGACATCGAACCACCGTCGATGAGATCTTGAACATCTTCACGGTTCAAATAGTGTTGAACCAGAATCTTACCATTGCCTTCAACATAACCATCCCAGTGGCAGTAAACACTGACCACAGAGTGATCAGGAAGTTCGATACCGATGCGTGAGCGGGTTCCCATGGTGTTTGGTGGTGAACTTGTTCATTGTAGGGCACCTGGCGGAGATTGTCAAGTGCCCCAGAAACTCAGATCAGGTCTGCGTACTCACCAGAGTCCAGAGCGTCCTCCAGAGCGGTCACAAGACCGTCGAAGTCCTCAGACGATGGTAGCACACCCGTGAGGATGTCCACAAGGTCTCCGTACTCCTCACGGAGTTCATCCAGGTACTCAGCGCGATTGGCGTAACCGTTCTCAGTGTAGATCGACATGGTTGGTTCAGGTGTTGAACGAGTTCAATCTACATCAGAAAAGCGTGAGTTGGGTCACATCATCAGACAGTTCAGATTTTGGCATAAGAAGCTGCCTCAGACGCTCCAGATGGTCTATACGTGTCCGTTGCTTTGCCTCCGCACAGAAGTCCACAGGGACACCATGCTCAGTGTTAAAAAATCCATAAGAATCAACGGGACTCTTATATAATGCGCTATTCTTATAAAAATAAACCCATTTTTCATCAATAAAAAATTTCATAAGAAGGGATCGAACTCCTTTATCGTTGCGTGTACATCTTCATCACCTTCTAATTGTAAAAGGTCTTTCCATCTTATATCATGCACGTCTAGATCATCATAGCAATCTATGTCTAGAGTGACAATGACTCTACGCTTCTGCATTAACATAAGAACTCGATGCAATGTGTACTAGATTCTATCATGCATAGTGGCGATATGCAAGATCTTGATAATCTTGCCCGTCTCGTGCATAATCCTCGTCGATATCTGATGTGCCATGATCGGCATATGTATCTTCGTCGAGACCTGCATAATCGTTGCTGTATGTATAGTCGAGATCGTAGTCGTCGTACATAACTCGTCGAGATAACTGTGTATATTATAACATAAGAACTCGACTAGATGCAAGCATATTTGCCAGTATCGTCGAGATTCTCATAAGAATATATAGGTCTTATGATATAGAAATGTTATATAACGCTAACATTATATGAGTGTCTCAGCGCCTTGTGCCAGTTTTTTCGCCGTCCTGGGGCTTGACAAATTGCGCGTCTTATGATAATCTCGCCAAACTTGCATAAGAATCAGGCATTTATAAGCACTCAGAGGCACTCAGAAGCACTCAAAGGCATTTATAAGATATTATAACAAAATAGTTAATATTTATACATTAAAACAATCTACTCTTTTATATTTTTTCCACAGTTTCCACAATTTCCACAGATTTCACACAGTTTTCCACAAAGGTATTATATACAATAAAATAATCATTGTGTACTATAAATAAAAAGCGTTAACTACTATAACCATGAGTAGAGGAATCATCTATACCATCATTAACAAACAAAATGGATACAAGTACATAGGAAATACCACACTTGCAATGAACAAAGAATGGGTATATCATATGGACAAGTCCAAACGAATGTCCGCTGAACCATTACATAAGGCATTCAGACAACATGGTACTCACAACTTTATGATTAAAGAACTGGATGAGTGTGATGAGAGTGAGTTTGAATCAAAAACAAACTATTGGATAGAGAAATATAATCCTGAGTACAATGTAATCGTTA